TATATTAGCTTGTAGTGATCAAGAAACTGGCCCCTATTACTTTCTCAAGAATTTTTTCTTTATTCAACATCCTACTAAAGGTAAACTTTTATTCGAGCCTTTTGATTATCAGATACGATTAGTTGAAAGTTATCACAATCACAGATTTAATGTAAATTTATTACCACGCCAAAGCGGTAAGACAACTACTGCCGCAGGTTATTTATTGTGGTATGCTATGTTTAATCCTGATGTAACTATTCTTATTGCTGCTCACAAATATACCGGTGCTCAAGAAATTATGCAGCGTGTCCGTTATGCTTACGAATTATGTCCCGATTATATTAGAGCAGGTGTTGTATCATATAATAAGGGTAGTATAGAATTCGATAACGGCAGTAGAATTGTTTCAGCAACTACTACATCAACTACTGGTAGAGGTATGTCTATCTCACTGCTATATTGCGATGAGTTTGCGTTCGTTGCTCCTACGATTGCTGAAGAGTTTTGGACTTCTATTTCACCTACATTGTCAACTGGTGGTCGTGCTATTATTACTTCAACACCGAACTCAGACGAAGATCAGTTTGCGTTAATTTGGACTGAAGCAAATAATAGATTTGACGAATACGGTAATGAATCGGATACCGGTATGAATGGATTCTTCCCGTATAAAGCACACTGGTCAGAACATCCGGATCGTGACGAAGAATGGATGCAAGAAGAACTTGGACGTATTGGCGAAGAAAGATTTCGCCGTGAGTTTGAATGCGAATTCTTAGTATTTGATGAAACCTTAATAAATTCTGTTTCTTTAGCAGAAATGCAAGGTATAGATCCTAAAGAAAAATTAGGTCAAGTTAGATGGTATGGTAAAATTAAACCAGCGGGGACATATCTTGTAGCACTTGATCCTGCTACAGGAACAGGTGGCGATTATTCTGCTATTGAAATATTTGAATTACCAAGTTTTGAACAAGTAGGTGAATGGCATCATAACACTACACAAGTAAAAGAACAGATAAGATTACTTAAAGATATTACAACATATATTCAAGCACAAGGCGATCCTCAGATATATTATAGTGTGGAAAATAATACTATAGGTGAAGCATGTCTGGTATCTATTAAAGATCTAGGTGAGGATAATATACCTGGGTTATTCTTAAGTGAGCCTATTAGAAAAGGGCACGTTCGTAAATTCCGCAAAGGTTTCAATACAACACATAAAACTAAAATGACTGCTGCTGTAAAACTAAAAAGCCTTATTGAGTCACGAAAAATGAAGATTTATAGCAAACCTCTAATATCAGAGCTAAAAACATTCGTAGCAACAGGTATAGGATTTAAGGCTAAAGTAGGAGAGCATGACGACTTAGTTTCAGCCTGTTTACTAATTTGTCGTATGGCGTCTGTATTAGCTGATTGGGATCCTGAAATTTATAATAGTGTATCTGATAGGCTAGAAGAAGAGAACCTCCCAATGCCTATATACATCAGTAGCTATTTCTGATAAATAATAGATGCCAAATAAAACAACTACGGGTAATGATCTTTTACAGCTTTTAAAAAGTAGATTTCCTTCTGTAAAATTAGGAAATGTAGAAGGCATGACTACAGTTGATCCAACAGAAGCTGTATTTTTTGATTTTGATTTTATTGTAAACAGAGAAAAGATTGCTTCTATAAGTATTTCTATAGCAGATGATACTAAGGTAAAGTTGTTTTATAGCAAAGACATTTTAAATGATAAAGATAATTTAGTTAAAGAAAAGTGGTTTGATTTTTTAAGAGACATGAGAATGTTTTCTAAGAAAAAACTGATGAGTTTCGAGCCAAGCGATATAACTAAGAAAAAATTAGATAAAAGAGACTATGAGCAGATGTCTGCTGAAAATAAATTTGAGGAAGTAAAAATGACCGAATCAGCCCTTTATGGTTCTACAAAATCGAGTTATCAGAAACTCGAGAATGCCAGACTAATTATTAGACATTCACAAAAAGTAAATGAAGAAAGTGCAAATAGTCGCACTAGAAATATTGACAGCATTTATGTAGAAAATGCTCAGGGTGAAAGATTCCGTTACCCATTTAATCATCTAAGTGGTGCAAGAGCAATGATGAGACATCTTGCAAATGGCGGTAATCCATATGATAACTTCGGTCAGTATATTGTAGGGCTCAGTGAAAATGTTTATAACCTCCGTAAGTTTAATAATCTAATGCATCGTAATGCTTTCCTCGAAAATGCAGAACTTACAGATATTGCTTCCGCTGCTCGTGAAAAGACATCAGGTCTTAAGAAAGTTATCGAGCGTCTTCAAAAGCAAAGTGGCTATGAAGCAATTAAAGAAAACTTTACAGAATATAAGAGAGCAGAGATTGATGCTGATACATTAGAATCTTTAAAGAGTAGATTTACAATTCAACAGTTTAATGAAGAACTTGTTGACTTATTCCCATATATTAGTGATTTACTAGGTGAAGACAATATCACAGAAGGTGGTATTGCTGAAATAGGTAAGATGCTTTCAGGTAAGAATAAGATGCGTGAAGCAGATGTAGCACCTAAATTAGATATGTATGATGTCTTTAATAAATTAGAAAAGAATCCAAAAGCAGCTCAATTCCACAATGGCATGGATTATGGTGATGCAGGATACGATATTCCAAAGAAATATTTCAAAACATTAACTGGTGTTGATCCTACTCCAGATGCTTTAGATGCTTTATTAACAAGTGATCCTTACGGTCCAAGCTGGCATCCAAACGGTGATGTTATCTCAATATACACAGGTGAAAGTGTAAATGAAGCCGGTAAGAAGGATGACGAACCAACAGCCGCTGACGCAGCAGCAGAACCAATTGGTAAAGTTCCTTTCATTGGTCGTGCAGGTGATGATGTTGGTGACCTACAAGCAGCAATTAAAGGAATGGGCGAAATTAGAGTTGAGCCATTTGACAAGAATTCAATTGTTAAAGCAATGGATAAGACTCAAGCACAGATTAAGGAATTAGAAAGCAATGTTGCAGACAATCCTAAGGATAAAAAGATGCAATATGCTCTCGAAAAGGCACAGGCAAGATTAGGCTTACTTCAGGCTCGTTTAGGTACTGCCGATACACAAACAGGTAATGCTGTTACAAAAATTGGTCTATTCATAGACCATTTATCAAAGCATGTTAAAGACGACAAACTTTCATTGATTCTTTCTCGTGTAGCAGATGCTTACGGTGAAATGTCAAAGCAAGAACGTCAAGAAGTAAATGCACTAGTTAGTGCTATGTTAAAGAAGGCAAAATATGTTCCTATGTTTTCAGCAGAAAGTACTTCATTCGAAGAACTTGAATCTATAATAGGACAAAATACAGAACAAACACAAATGCAGGGAGAAAAGATTGACCCTGTTAGTGAATATGAACAACTCTTAAGTAAAACAATCGACGAACAGAGTGATATTTTAAGCACAGACTTGGATGTCAGAAATAGGGCAATTGGAGAATTAAATCAACTAATAAGTGACGAATTCCCTGTCGGGACAAACGGTGTAAATGCTATTGAGAGTTTGCGAGGTATCATAGATGATCGCAACTTGTTTAATCAATTTATGGAAATGAGTCAGGAGGATGCAGGTGCCGATGTTCGTCAGCAGATTGTAGCATGGGTACAAGAAAATGCTCCTGACATTATGAGTGAATTACAGGTAAAAGGCATAGAAATGCCAAAACTAAACAAGGCATCAGAAGAAGAAAAGGAAGTAGAACCAGAGGCAGAAGAAGTTGATAAGCCTATTAACGAAGTTGAAGATTTTGTTAAAAGTCTTTATGATCGTCACACTGGTAACTTCCCAAGAGGTGAAACTGGTGTCCTATCAAGCGTCGCTAAGAAGTTTGGCGACAATGCTGTTCCAGTTGCTGAGAGAGTAATCGAAGGTTTGAAACAGAGTTTTGATGAAAATATCATGCGTATGCGTAAATTAGCAGGCGTAAGTTAAAAAATACCATAAAATATATTGACATGCTAAATAGAACTGCACTATATTGTTTATAGTGCAGTTTTTTTATTAGGCACATTAAGGCATTAAAGGAGAAATATTATGGCCTCATTAGCAGAAATTAGAGCAAAACTTCGTGAACAAGAAACTAAGTCATCAGGCAATTCAGGCGGCGGTGACAACGGCATTTATCCATTTTGGAACCTAAATGAAGGTGAAGAAGCCGTAGTAAGATTCCTTCCGGATGGTGATTCCGACAATACATTTTTCTGGGCAGAACGAGCAATGATTAAACTACCTTTCCAAGGAGTGAAAGGTGGTGATGCAAAGCCAGTCCAGGTTCAAGTTCCATGCGTTGAAATGTGGAATGAAACTTGTCCAATCCTTAGCGAAGTTAGAGGTTGGTTCAAAGATAAGAGCCTTGAGGATATGGGTCGTAAGTATTGGAAGAAACGTAGTTATGTTTTCCAGGGCCTTATTGTTGATAATCCCCTTAAAGAAGAAACTACACCTGAGAATCCAATTCGTAGATTTATTATTGGTCCTCAGATTTTTCAACTTGTGCGTTCAGCACTACTCGATCCAGAGATGGAAGATCTTCCAACTGATTTTGTACATGGTGTTGACTTCCGTATTCATAAGGGTACAAAGGGAGGTTATGCAGATTATGGTGCTTCTAAGTGGTCGCGTCGTGAGAGAGCATTGAGTGACGAAGAGCAAGAAGCAGTTAAAACACATGGCTTGTTTAAGTTAAAAGATTATCTTCCTAAGAAGCCAACTGATGTTGAGCTTAAGGTTATTAAAGAAATGTTTGAAGCATCTGTCGATGGTGAAGCATTTGATATGGAGAAGTGGGGACAATATTACCGTCCAAGCGGCATGAGCGCCGCTACTGGTGATCCTCAAACAAGAGCTACAACAAAAGCAGTAGTTGAGGATAGCGAGGATCCCCCTTTTGAAGTAGAGCCGAAGGCAGCACCAAAAGCTGCTCCAAAGGCTCCTGAAACAAAAGCAGGTGGCGACAGTAAAGCACAAGACATTCTTAGTATGATTCGTGCTCGTCAAAATAAGGACTAATAACTAGGGGGAGTTTATCTCCCCCATTTTCTTTAGGAGATTCTCTATGGCAAATATATGTAATGCAAAACAAATTGCCATTAAAGAAGGAAACGATACTTATTTTACAGGTAAACCTTGTAAACGGGGTCATTTATCTCATAGAAGAACTTCTAATTCTATATGTATAGATTGCTCTAAAGAAGTGTATCATACAACTGATCGAGACAACTATCGTTATAAAGATACATTTTATAGACAATTTTTATCAAGAAAACAAAAAGCAAATAAAGCAGGAATACCTTTTACCATTGAATATTCTGATTTAGAAAAACCTGAATATTGTCCTGTGTTTAATATTAAGTTAAACTACGGATGGAGTGGTAAAGATAGGAGAGATATTGCTAAAGCAACTATTGATCGATTGATACCAGAATTAGGATATATTCCTGGAAATGTATTTGTTATTTCTTGGAGAGCAAATATTCTTAAAAGTAATATGACATTAAATGAACTAAAAATGATACAACAATATATAGAGGAAAAGGCAAATGGCAAAGACGTTCGACATAACAAAGTTTAGAAAAACTCTAACAAAAAGCATTGATGGACTAGGTGTTGGTTTTAATGATCCTACTGATTGGGTTTCAACTGGTAACTATGCTCTTAATTACTTAATTAGTGGCGACTTTCATAAAGGTATTCCTCTAGGCAAGGTTACAGTTTTTGCAGGCGAGTCCGGCGCTGGTAAGAGTTATATTTGCTCAGGTAACATTATTAAACATGCTCAAGAACAAGGTATCTTTGTTGTTCTTATTGACTCTGAAAATGCACTTGACGAAGCGTGGTTACATGCTTTAGGTGTTGATACTGATGAATCAAAACTTCTTAAACTCAATATGGCAATGATTGATGATGTTGCTAGAACTATTCATGAGTTTATGAAAGAATATAAGGAAATGGCATTAGAAGACCGTCCAAAGGTTCTTTTTGTTGTTGACTCACTTGGTATGTTACTTACACCTACAGACATTAATCAATTTGAAGCAGGTGATTTAAAAGGTGACATGGGTAGAAAGCCAAAGGCTCTTACTGCTCTTGTTCGTAATTGTGTTAACATGTTTGGCAATTACAATGTTGGAATGGTTGCTACTAATCATACATATGCTTCACAGGATATGTTTGATCCAGACGATAAGATTAGTGGTGGTCAAGGATTTATCTACGCAAGTTCGATTGTTGTTGCAATGCGTAAGTTAAAGTTAAAAGAAGATGAGGACGGTAATAAGGTAAGTGAAGTAAACGGCATTCGTGCCGCATGTAAGATAATGAAAACACGTTATGCTAAACCGTTTGAATCATTACAAATTAAAATTCCATACGATACCGGTATGGATCCTTACTCAGGAATACTAGACCTCTTTGAGAAGAAAGGTATAATTACTCAGCAAGGCAACCGACTAAAGTATATTGACTCTAAAGGTAAAGAACATCTCGAATACCGCAAGCAGTGGAAAAGTGAGCTGTTAAATCTTGTAATGGAAGACTATATACATTTACAGCCCGAAAAGACTGTCGAAGAATCAGTCGATGAAGAAATGGTTGTCTTAGAACAAACTGAGGAAAAGGTAGAATGAATGCAAGTTTAATTGTTGAGATGTGGGATCTATTTGCAGATTATACTGACAAAAAGCATAGACCTGTTATAGCAGAAAAGTATGTTCAGTTAGTAACAGATCATGGAGCAGCTGATCGTGATTTACAAAATGTTTTAGGTCACGACGACGACTTAGATCATGCTATAAAAGAACTGTTAGATATTGACTCTTATGAAGAAGACAATTATAACGACTTAGACGATGAGTGATATATGAACTGGTATTCCAAGTGTAGCAGAGATATAAACAATCTTCCTGATGCTATGGCTTATTACGAAAACGAGTTACAAGATGCTCGTAAAGAAGTTAAGATACATGGTAACATTGAGAAGGCCTCTGCTGCTATGCCTGGCATAGTAGAATTAAGATACGCACAGTTACAAGAAATTGAAGCTATCTTGGAATACCTAAATATAGAACTAAGAAAACTAAGAAGTTCTTTCTTTAGAAAATATCTTGAAAATTATCAGCGAGCATTAAGCAGTCGTGACGTAGAAAAATATGTTGACGGCGAAGAAGATGTCTGTGAATATGAAAAGATTATAAATGAATTTGCTTTACTACGCAATAAATGGTTAGGTGTTATTAAAGGACTAGATATCAAACAATGGCAACTTAGTAA